TTTTTTACTTCTCCTTACTAGGTTTCCACCCTGTTTTACGTAATGTACCATATACATAAGCATTTTTAGCTGATTTTGACAAGTTTTTCTTGTTTGCTCGTCTTTTTAGCTTAGCTTCTAGTTTTTTTGGCATTTCTATCCTTATCTGCCTTATCCAAGGCAACATTTGCACGTAATTGAGCTATATCTTCCTGACTTTCTATCTTTTCACGTGTTAATTTATCTGTTTGAAGTAATTTTTTCTCATCTAAGGCTTGTTTTTCGCCCATTGCTTGTGCTTTTAGCTCTAAATCCTCTTTTCTAAGGTCAATTTCTTGTTGTTTTAAGTCAACAAGCGGATCAGTGCTAGCAGTATCCATCATTTGTTGCTCCTCTGCAACCATTTGTTCTATAATTTCTGCTATTCTTATTGCAACACCGCTTTCTGTACGCTGTTGTAACTGTAATTGTTGCTCTGGTGTCAATTGTCCTCCTGTTTCTTGCATAATTTTTTGCATTTCAGGCTCCATCTCTTGTTGTACTATGGCTCTAGCCATAAATCCTACGTGTTCTGTAATGTGTGCTTGTAAAATTGTCATTGTAGCTGGATTGGTTTTCACTAATTCTGAGGACATAAACGCTCTATGTGCTCGAATGTGTGCAGAATGATCTTGTTCTGGAAAAGGTATAGGTGGCATACCATTTAAAGTTCCTGCGTTTTCAATAGCAGGATCTTGTGCCTGTGGTTGAGCTGGTTGTGGTAATAGTTTTTCTATGTTTTGAACTCCAAGAGCTGCGTACATTCTCATATAAGCCTCTCTTAAATCGTGCATTTCAGGATTAGTTTGTGCTAATTGTAACTGAGTCTGAGCTAAAGTAACTCTTTGTGCCATAGAAAAAATGTTTGGATCTGATACTGGTATTACATCAATTCTATCATCAAAATCTGTTTGTTTTATGGTTTGTTCTCCACCTTGTACTAAGTAAGGATAAGTTGGTGGTAAGTAGTCTGCAAATACTTTTGCTAATAAATTAAATTCTGTTTTTTGTGCGTAGTGTAATCTTTTGTGTATGGCTGACATAACTTTCATACCACGTTCTAATATTGCCATTGTGGTGCCTACAGGTTGTTGCTGACTACCTGCATTTTCACCCATCATCATATCTGCTACACCTGCAAATCTTCTACCAGCATCAACTACAAAACCTAACAATTGAAATAACGTGGCACTTGGCTCTTTGTAGGGTAAAGGCATTAAAGATTCACGTAGATTACCGCCTGGTGCATCTACGTCACGCCACTCGCCAGGATTGATAGCCTCATCATCATCTCTAATTCGTAAGCCCCTTGCTTTAAAACCAGCTGGTAAGTTTGACAATGTGCCTGCATCTACTAATTGTCTTAAAGCTGCGGTGGCAGTTCTAGATAAACCGCCTAACATATGTATTAAACCAAAACCGTAAAAACCTAGGCCTGGTAAAAACTTGAAATGTGTAAAATATTCTTTTTTCTTTCTTATAGGATCACCTTGATTCCAGTTTCTATATATTGATAATATCTCACCAGAGTCCTCATCAATCGTAACTATATAAGGCACCATGATACCTGTCTTCTGATTATTAGCACCCATGTCTTCAAAACCAGGTAAATCAAGATCTACGTGCATTTCTAAAATGTTGTGCTCATCCTCTGCAAAATTAATTTGCTCTACACCTGACAACTCATCTTGTTTATCCTTTATCTCATCTGTGTTTACAGAGCCACCTGATACATCCACATCTCTATAAAAACCTGATACTTGGTTTTTTCTCAAATCATTATGTTTCATTTTAACAACATGAGTAATACGGTTACAGGATTCTAGATCTGTTATAAAATAGGGCACTACCAAATCTTCTGCTGGAACAAACTTAGAAACAGCTCTTTCTAAATTAGAATCATAATAAACTTTTTTAAAAGCAGAACCTGCTAATGGTAAATGAAATAACATTTGATCAAGCTCAGGATCAAACTCTTGCATCTCTGTTGTAATTTGATAATTCATAAAGCTTTTAATTCTTTCTGCTTGTTGTTCTGTTTCCATAGTTGGTGCGCCTAAAATTTCTGTTCTTACAGGTCCACCAGGTGGTAATAATTCTTTATAAGCTTGTGCTTGAAACTGAGTGACAGCCTCTGCAAGTAAAGGATGAGTTACACCTGCTGCACCTGCAAATGGTTTAGATCTTTCCTCATATTTAAATCCAAGTAAATCTAATCCGTCTTTGTAAGTTTTTTCCCAATCTGACCTTGAGTTTTTATCGTCTTCGAAGTTTTTTTGTAAATCTGATGACAACTTTTGTAGTACATCATCATTCATAAATTCTGCTAGGTTTGCAAAATAGTCCCCCTCTGATTGTTTTTGATTTGGATCAAAATCTAATGTAACGCCACCATCATCTTCTTGAAGTATTTCTACTCCTTTGGTCATATTTTCTGTTTGAGGTAATTGTATTTCTTCTCCTACTCCCTCAACTTCTAGAGGTTGTTGTGGATTTTGTATTGCTTTTTCTACCATCTATTGGCTCCTATTGGGGACAGTAATTTGTCTATAGATACTATCGGTGTGTATAATATACTTTTTTTAATTAGACCACCATCTTTTTTATACGCTTTATATGGTAAAAGCATTTCTGGTGTCAACTCAATCATAAAAGTATCTGCCACTTCTCCATTTGCTCCAAAAACTACTTTACCCACCTCTACTTTTGAATTTTTCATATTAGCAATTTTATTGAGAGTTTCTTCTGTATTACTTGTAAAGTGTTGCCCTGTATAATCATTTAGGTTAGGGCCTCCATATTGCATATCATAAGCAACCATTTGACCTCTCCTGCTTGGATCATTAGGAGGTAACTCAACGCCCATTCCTCCTCTATAAGCCTTAACTACTTTTGCAGGTGCAACAGCATAATACGCTGGCGCATCATTATTTATTGTAATGTTACCATTTTCATCCAAGATAAATCTTTTTTTGGCGGCATTGTATATGTCGTTTTTTATTATTGCATCAACCCAATCTTTTTGATCTTTGAAAGGTATATTAGGAAAAAGTTCTCTACTATCTATACTGTCTATTGTTGCATTTATTTTAGCCAAAGCTTCATCTCTAAGAGTAGCGGCTTCGCCTAGTTGTTCTAAATTTAATTTTGTAACATCATCCAAATTCATTGATGCTATACCTTTAAAAATGTCAGCACTTCTTTGTAGTTGTTCTATTGATTGTTTTATTTGAGCTAAAGTAGCTGGCATAGGTCTAAACACGTTTTCTAATCTTTTATAAAGTTCATCTAATCCTGCCATTTGTTCAGCATCAGTCATTTCAGTTACGTATCTTCTTATCTGTGCTTTTATTTCAGATTTTTTTTGTGCAGCTTTTTGTAGGAAATCAGATTGTATTTCATCTGCGACAGTAACCTTAATTGATCTACCATCTAAACTACCTACTCGATCACTACCAAGTGACCAACCAACCACATATGGTTCGCCATCTAATTTGTTACCTTGAGCAGCGAAATCAGGACTGCTAGTGACATTTCTCATGCTTCCGTGTCCTTCATATCTTGCAACTTCTGTAGGTAGGACTCCTATGTCACCTCTTATGTCGACAGAGTCTAACCATAAAACTCTCTCGGTTCTACTACCTTCAATGTAACCCTGTTGTCTACCAGAGTCTCCGTATTTTAAATTTCCTGCAGCATCGCTATAAGATACTGTTTGAAGAAAATTAGTTGGCGAAGTATCGACTAGTTCTTTTATTTCTGCAAAAGATATTTTTTCATCATCCATGAATTTACCTGCATCTCGGTCAAACTTACCTTTTTTATTTAAATATGACCTTATGTATGAATCGTATAACTCACCTTCTTTTATCCCATTTGATCTAAACCAGTCATGCCATTCTTTTGCTGACATCGACACAGAATCTGCTGGTACGGTAACACCCTTGATTGTTAAATTACCTGTCTCTGTATTTACTATAGAGTTAAGATCTGAGTAATATAATTTGTTATTACCAGATCCTATTACTGTTTCTGGTGTTATGGTTCTAGCTAAGTCTGTTCCCGGCTTTGTTGTTTTAGCTTTTTTTTGTTTTATAGGGACTTCAATCTCCTGCACAACAAAGGGTCTACCCTCTGCCTCACCCAACTGTAATGCTTTTCTTTCTGCGTCTGGTAAACTTTTACTTTGAAATACTTTATTACCCGCCTCGTCCAATATATTATATCTTTTT